TTATGCATATAAGTATGACAGATTCAATAACGAATTCCGTTTCGTCCCAACTAATGGTGACATTGCTGGATTGATGGTAAGAACAAACATTGTTTCTTATCCTTGGTTCTCACCTGCTGGTGCACAACGCGGTGTTCTTAATAACGTTGTTAAGTTAGCATACAATCCAACTAAAGCACAAAGAGACCAACTGTATCCGTTAAGAATTAACTCTGTTATTACGAAAGCGGGAACAGGAACTATTCTCTTTGGTGATAAGACCGCACAATCACAGGCATCTGCATTCGACCGCATCAATGTTCGTCGCTTGTTCCTCACTGTTGAGCAAGCACTTGAGAGAGCAGCAGAAGCACAACTCTTTGAACTCAATGATGAGTTGACAAGAGCAAACTTCAGAAACATCGTCGAACCTTACTTGAGAGATGTTGAAGCAAAACGAGGCATCTATGGATTCCTGGTTGTTTGCGACACATCAAACAACACTCCCGATGTTATTGATAATAATGAATTCAGAGCAGACATCTTCTTGAAGCCTGCCAAATCGATTAACTACATCACTCTTACCTTTGTTGCTACCAGAACTGGCGTCAGTTTTGAAGAAGTAGCAGGCAGAGTTTGATAATAATATCTAAATAACAACAGGAGGATTTAACAATGGCAACTTCAAGAGAAAACAAGACTATTTCTCAATTCAAATCAGCACTGATTGGGGGTGGCGCACGCCCCAATCTATTTGAAGTAGAAATGCCAAGCCTGCCAGGAGGCATTGCTTGGGATGCAGATAGTTTCAGATTCATGTGTAAGGCAGCAGCACTGCCTGCACAGAACATCGCTAACATTGATGTTCCTTTCAGAGGTCGCATTTTCAAGGTTGCTGGAGACAGAACCATTGATACCTGGACTGTAACCATCATCAATGATGAAGGATTTGCACTCCGTAATGCATTTGAGGAGTGGTCTGATCTTATCGCTAGATTGGATAACAACTTGGGTGCAACTGACCCATCTGCATATATGGTCAATGCAAAGGTATTCCAACTCGGTAGAGGTGCAACACCTGCAAGTCAAACCAATGATGGCGATAGAAATGCTGTTCTGAAAGAGTATGAATTTGTAGATATTTTCCCAACTAATGTCTCACAGATTGATCTTTCTTATGATAGCACTGATACGATTGAAGACTTTACAGTAGAATTCCAAGTTCAAACCTTTAGATCAGTCAATTCCGGCGGTCCTAACGGTTAATAAATAGAAGAAGGAAAAATCTAACAATAAATTATGTCCAAGTTATTTGGGTTCTCGATAGAGGACAATGAATCACTATCTCCCGGAGCGGTCTCCCCCATTCCTCCTAACAATGAGGATGGGGTTGATCACTATGCGAGTAGTGGTTTTTTTGGTTCTTACGTTGATTTAGAAGGCGTATATAAAACAGAGTTTGAATTAATCAAACGCTATCGTGAGATGGCACTGCATCCTGAAGTAGACAGTGCCATTGAAGATATTGTAAATGAAGCTATTGTATCTGATAGTAATGATAGTCCAGTAGAAATTGAACTGTCAAACTTGAATGCTAGTGATGGTATCAAAGATAAAATCCGTAAAGAATTTAAGTATATCCTCGACCTTTTAGATTTCGATAAGAAGGCACACGAAATCTATCGTAACTGGTATATTGATGGTCGTATTTTCTATCATAAAATTATTGACCTGAAGAATCCACAAGAGGGTATTCAGGAGTTGCGTTATATTGACGCAATGAAGATGCGTTACGTTAGACAAGAGAAAAAGAAACCAGGCGATAGAGCAAATCAACTTAGACAACTCAATAATCTTCAGAAAGATAATCCAATGGATTATGACTTTCCTGAACTAGAAGAGTATTTCATCTATAATCCAAAGACAAGATTCCCAAGTGCAAACCCAATGCAATCGGGTTCAAGTCAAGGAATCAAAATGACAAAGGATTCTGTTGTTTATTGTACATCAGGTCTTGTAGATAGAAACAAGGGCAACAATCTTTCATATCTTCATAAAGCAATTAAGTCACTCAATCAATTGAGAATGATTGAGGACTCTTTGGTCATCTACAGATTATCCAGAGCACCAGAGCGTAGAATTTTCTATATCGATGTTGGTAATCTTCCAAAGGTAAAGGCAGAGCAATATCTTCGTGATGTTATGATGCGTTATCGTAACAAACTTGTATACAATGCAGACACTGGGGAGATCCGTGATGACAAGAAATATATGGCTATGCTTGAGGACTTTTGGTTACCTAGACGAGAGGGAGGACGTGGTACTGAAATTTCTACTCTTCCGGGAGGACAGAATCTGGGAGAAATCACCGACATTGAGTATTTTAAAAAGAAGTTATACAGATCACTCAACGTCCCGCCGTCTCGCATGGATGGCGAAGGTGGATTTAATCTCGGCAGATCATCTGAAATCCTCAGAGACGAACTGAAATTCACCAAGTTTGTTGGACGTTTGAGAAAGAGATTCTCCAACATGTTCAATGACATGCTGAAGACTCAATTGATTCTTAAGAACATCATTACTCCTGAAGATTGGGAGAGAATGAGTGAGCACATTCAATATGACTTCCTGTATGACAATCACTTCTCTGAACTGAAAGAAGCAGAACTCTTGAATGAGAGATTGTCACTTGCAGAAACCGCACAACCTTATGTTGGCAAATACTATTCTCAAGACTATGTAAGACGTAAGATTTTACGTCAGACTGATCTTGAAATTATCGAACAAGATAAACTGATTGAGGATGAGATTAAGAAGGGTATCATTCCTGATCCTGCAACTATTGACCCTCAAACTGGTTTACCTCTTGATATGGGTGCAGGTGGAGATTTGGGTGCCCCAGTCATGGAACCTGAAGCAGATGGATCTGCAACAGAAGCACCAGAACTACCCAAGGGTGGTGAAATATAAATAGAAAAGATTACAATTATTACATAACATGGATGAATTAATGGATATGATGGTGGGTGATGAGTCTCCATCTCAAATTAGCGATACTATTAAGGACATGCTGTATGCAAAATCAGCAGAAAGAGTTGATGCATTCCGTCCGGTTGTAGCAAATTCTTTGTTTGGTGATGATACTGAAATTGAAAATGAGATTGAAGATGAAGAATCATTAGAAGTTGTTGATCAACTTGATGATGAAGTAGAGGAAGAAGAGGAAGAAGAATAATATAAATAACACTAGCAAATGAACTATTAGTAAAAATAATGGCACTTAGACCTATTGGGGCGGCAACTTCGTTAGCAACTGCCGCAGGAGCTGCAACTACATCATCTGCATTCGTTGTTCAAAGCGATACTGTTCGTATTGTTGCAATTGGACAACCTGCTCACGTTGTGGTTGATCATGAACCATCAGCAGTTGTAACAGATTTTGTGGTTGTTGTCGGTGAACCCGAAGAACTTAAAATGACCAAGGGTTCACAAAGAGTAGTTGGTATTACTACTGGAACTTCAACAATTCTTACTTGTCCTGAAGGAACTCAAATGCCGTTTGCTGTAGGAGATAGAGTTACTCTTTCTGAAGCAAACCTTTCTGATTATACTGATGCAATTAGTCATGTTGAAGTAACTGCAGTTAATAGAACTGCTGGTGTTGATGGTAATCATCAAACTTCAATAACTGTTGATGCTAACACCGCTGGAATTGTAACTGCGTTTAGTGCAGCAAATTTAAATTCCACATTGAGAAGGTCTTTTAAATTATCTGCTTTATCACAATCCGGCACTGTCGGCACTGTGTATTTCCAACAAGTTCAAAGATCCTAGGGGTAGACATGAAACTAATTAGAGAAGAAATTGAATCAGTAGAGTTTCTTGTCGAACAAAAGAACGGCAAGAAAGCAATGTATATTGAAGGAGTTTTCCTTCAAGGCAACATTAAAAACCGTAATGGTCGTATGTATCCTATGGAGACTCTCCGTAAGGAAGTCGGTAGATACAACGAAAACCATATTCAAGCTGGTAGAGCACTTGGCGAACTCGGTCACCCTGATGGTCCAACCGTCAATCTCGACAGAGTTTCGCACAAAATTGTCTCTTTAAGAGAGAGTGGTTCTAACTTTATTGGTAAAGCAAAACTTCTGAACACCCCTATGGGCAAGATTGCTTCTTCTTTAGTTGAAGAAGGAGTCAAACTTGGCGTTTCTTCTCGTGGTATTGGGTCTCTTAAAATGACTCGTGAAGGGGTAAACATCGTTGGCGATGATTTTATGTTAGCAACTGCTGCTGATATTGTCGCTGATCCCTCTGCACCTGATGCTTTCGTTGAAGGCATTATGGAAGGTAAAGAGTGGGTATGGGATGGAGGCATTCTTCGTGAGAAGTTTGCACAAAAAACATACAAGCAGATCAATACATTAGTTGATCAGAAAAGACTCGATGAGCAGAAATTAAATCTGTTCAACGACTTTCTCAATAGTATCTGATTAATCGGATACATTAAATATTTTAATTTATAAATAAATATAGATTTAATACAGGTAAATCGGAGAGTTCAAATGTCTCGTGGCAAAAAATTACAAGAAATGGAAG